ATTGAAAATTCTGATCTTCAAGTATTTATTAGAACAAACTCTACAGGTGCTGAATCAGCGGCAAAACAATTAGGAACAGACTATTCAATGACAGGAGCAGGTGTTGCAACAGGTGGAAGTGTTACTTTCTTATCTGGTAAAATACCAATTTCAGGACAAACTGTTGTATTGAGACGGAATGTTCCCAAAACACAAGCGATTGATTATATTGCGAATGATCCATTTCCTGCGGAAACACATGAAGAGGGTTTGGATCGTGGAATCATGGTTGCTCAACAAAATTTTGAAGAAGTAGAAAGATCAATAAAATTATCTAAAACAAATACTATGACATCTACAGAGTTTACTGTAGGTGCAACTGAAAGAGCTAATAAAGTTTTATCTTTTGATTCAACAGGTGAACTTGCTGTTGCTCAAGAACTAGGAACTTTTAAAGGTAATAGTGCTACAACAACTACAGCAGCTTATGCTGTTAGAGACATTGTTAAAGCAACAACAACTGCTCAACTAAATAATATTTATATTTGTATTAAAACATCACCAGTTGGTACGGCTTTAACCAATACAACTTTTTGGGTTTTACTTGTAGACGCTGTAAGTGCTGCAACAAGTGCTGCCGCCGCTGCAGCTTCAGCAACTACTTCTGGAAATAGTGCTACCGCTTCTGCTAACTCAGCTACAACAAGTGCTAATTCTGCAACAACTTCTGGAAATTCTGCAACCGCTTCTGGTAATTCTGCTACTGCTTCTGCAAACTCTGCTGCCGCTGCCGCTGCCTCTGCTGATGCTTTTGATGATGTTTATCTTGGAACTAAATCATCTGATCCAAGTACAGATAATGATGGTAATGCTTTAGCTGCTGGTATGCTTTATTTTAATTCTACAACTGATCTTCTGCGTGTTTATACTGGTTCTGCTTGGCAAAATGCTGCTGTAGATACTACTGGTTTTATCACAGTTTCTGGTACACAAACTTTAACAAACAAAACTTTAACTACTCCTAAAATTGGTACTTCTATTTTAGATACTGGTGGAAATGAATTAGCTAAATTAACAGCTACTAGTTCAGCAGTAAACGAATTTACAGTAGCCAATGCTGCATCTGGCAATGCTCCAAGATTATCATCAACTGGAGAAAATAATGTTGATTTAGATTTATTAGCTAAAGGTACTGGTCATGTAACAGTTAGGGGTAATAGTAACTCTGGTGCAATACAATTTAACTGTGAAAGTAATACACATGGTCAAACTGTTAAATCACAACCTCACTCTGCAAGTATAACTAACACTATGTTATTACCTGCTGGTGCTGATTCAACTTTAGTATCTTTAGTTTCAGCAGATACACTTACAAACAAAACTTTAACTTCACCAAAAATAAATGAAAATGTAGCAGTAACTTCTACTGCAACAGAATTAAATAAATTAGATGGTGCAACAGTAACAACTGCTGAAATAAATCTTTCTGATCTTGCAACACTTGGTACTACTGCTGCATCAAAAGTATTTACAGCAGATGCTAACAATTTAACAAAAGTATCTGGTGCTGTATTAAATATAGAAGATACTTTAACTGATGGTTCAACTATTGCATGGAATGTAATTAATTCTCCAGTTGCAAAAGTTGTTTTAGGTGGAAATAGAACTTTTGCTGCACCCTCTGGAACAACACCTGCGTCTGGACAATTTGTATCTCTACTTCTTATTCAAGATGGAACAGGTGGCAGAACTATAACATGGAACGCAGTTTATGAATTTGCAGCAGATACTGCACCCACATTAACAGCAACAGCTAATCTTGGAGATATATTTACCTTTAGATATAATGGAGCAAAGTGGTTAGAGGTTGGAAGAAATTTAGCATTAACATTATCATAGGAATATTATGTACGCATTAGTAACAGACGGAACAATCACAAAATACTTTAACCATCCTAAAGGATTTACTCTAGGAGATTTACAATATCCTAAAGACATATTTATTAAATGGTCTGTTGAAGAAAAAGAAGCTATTGGAATTTATGAAATAGTCTTTGATGACAGTAATAAAAAAGATGAACAATGGTATATTAATACTAATCAATCTTTTGCTTTTGCTAATGATACTGTAACAGCTTCTTATGGAACTGCTTTTGCTAAAGCTCATGCAGACACTACATGGTCACAAGATGATGAAGATGATGGAGATTTACCATCTGACAAATCGATTGGAGATATTAAAACTAGAGGATTAAAATATAATTTAATTCAAACTGTTAAACAACAAGCTGCTGGAATACTTGCTAACACCGATTGGTACATTACAAGAAACGCAGAAAAATCTACTGCTATTCCAAGTGCTATTACAACTCATAGAGATTTAGTTAGATCAAGACAAGCTACTATGGAAACTCAAATTACAAATGCTTCAAACACTCCAGCATTAGAAACTTTATACACTTACACTACTGATAGTGATGGTGTTCAATCAAGACCATTAACTGAACTTCCAACATTGGAAATTTAATGTTAATTATTCCAGCAAACTCAGCTTCAGCAGCAGGTGGATTTGAAGTAAGTAACTCATGTAGGTTTAATGGAACAAGTTCAGATTATTTATCAAAAACACCATCAAGTTCTGGTAACAGAAAAACTTGGACAGCATCAGTTTGGTTAAAAGGTCAACCATCAACAACAGTAAATAATATAGCTGGTCAAGCTGTATATTCTGCTGGTAACGCAGCAACAGATAGAACTCATTTTTATTTTACAAATGGTATTTTTGAATTTCGAACTGAAATAAGTAATACTCAACAAATTATAACAACTAATCAAACTTTTAGCGATCCAGCGGCTTTTTATCATTTTGTAGTAGCAGTAGATAGCACCCAATCAACAGCTGCTAATAGAGTTAAAATTTATGTTAATGGAGTTCAAATCACTTCATTTGCAGCAGCAGCTTATCTAGCACAAAATGCTGATACTTATGTTAATCATACTGTACTTCAAACTGTTGGTAGAGCATCTTATATAGCAAATCAAGCATCTGGCAGTTATTGGAATGGCTATATGGCAGAATTTGTATTGCTAGATGGTACAGCTGCTACACCAACTTCTTTTGGAGAATTTGATGAGGACTCGAATATATGGAAGCCAATAGATGTATCTGGTTTAACAGCTGGTACAAATGGTTTTTATTTAGATTTTAAAGCTAGTGCTAATTTAGGTAATGATGCTTTTGGTGGAACTGATTTAGATGAATATAACCTTACAGCAATAGATCAATCTACTGATACTTGCACAAATAATTTTGCAACATTAAATCCACTTGCACCAATGGACACAGGTTCTTTAGTACAAGCATTATCAGAAGGAAATTTAAAAGCAAATGGTCCAGCAGAAGGTGTAGGTTGGCAAACTGCATATGCAACTATACCATTGTCATCAGGAAAATGGTACATAGAAGTTCTTGTTACTCAAGTTGCTGGTAATGAAGTAGTTATTGGATTAAATCCTGATAATTTTTCAAATACTTCAGATACTGCACATAGTAATTCAACTGCTGGAGTTTGGTATCAATCTAATGGTAATAAATGGGTTAGTGGTTCAAGTTCTAGTTATGGTGCAACTTATGATGATGGAGATATTATTAGTGTTTTAATAAATATGGATGATAGTGAAGTAACTTTTTATAAAAATGATGCGTCACAAGGTACAATAAGTTTTAATACAAATTTAACAGGAGCATCATCAATAATATTTGGAACAAATGGTATTGAAGTAACTTCAATAACACAATTTAACTTTGGCTCTCCACCTTACGCAGTTTCATCATCAAACACAGATGGTAATGGTTATGGAAATTTTGAATTTGCAACAAAAGGTGGATATGCACTCAACACAAAAAACCTAGCGGAGTATGGATAGTGGCTTATACAGATATAGACAAACCATCAGATTATTTTAATACAGTTCTTTATACTGGTACTGGAAGTTCTCATGCAATTACTGGTGTTAGCTTTGCTCCAAACTGGGTCTGGCTTAAATCAAGATCAACTGTTCAAAATCATTTACTATTTGATACTGTAAGAGGTGCAACTAAAAAAATTATGAGTAATACTAATGATCCAGAACAAACTGAAGCAGAATACTTAAAGTCTTTTGGCTCTGATGGTTTTACTCTTGGAACTAGAAGTGAACCAAATCAAGATGGTGCAACTTTTGCATCTTGGAACTGGAAAGCTGGAACAGCTTTAAATAATAGTGCTGGTTCAAATAATGGTAGTATAGCTTCAACTGGAAGTTTCTCAACTGCTGCTGGATTTAGTATTGTTAAATGGAGTGGTTCAAATTCTGCTGGAACAATATATACTGGATTGTCTGGTAAAATAGATTTTGTAATACTTAAAAATTTATCAACTACTAGAAATTGGATAGTTAAACCAAAATCATTTGCCGCTAATGATGTTCTTTATTTACAAACAACTGGTGCTACAGTAAATGCTCCTGGTGATGGTTGGATTAATGCACTAACAGCCACTAATGGTACAATTGGTTTAGTTGCTGGTGGAAGTAATACCAATCCACTTAAAAATGTTAATGAAAATAATGCTAATTATATTGCTTATTGTTTTCAAGAAAAAAAAGGTTACAGCAAATTTTCATCCTACAAAGGCAATGGAAATGCTGATGGAACATTTATTTATACAGGATTTAAACCAGCTTTTGTACTTTGCAAAAATACAGGAAATAGTGGTGCACAATGGTTACTGGTAGATAATAAAAGAGTTGGTATAAACCCAATAGAACATTATTTACAATCAAATAGTAGTTCAGCTGAAGGAACAGGTACAGATAATTTTGATTTTTTATCAAATGGTTTTAAATGTAGGTCAACTAACTCTTGGAGTAATCAAAGTGGATATAATATAATTTACATGGCTTTCGCTGAAAATCCGTTTGTTTCCAGTACAGGTATCCCGGCAACTGCAAAATAATTATGGCTAGAAAATTTAACTCCAACTTGGAAGATCATAATGGAATTAGATTAACATCACATGAAAAGATTTGTGCTGAAAGAATGGCACAATTAGTTAAATCAATAGATGAAATGAAGAAAGAAATTAAAGAATTAAGAAGCGATATGTCAAAAGGCAAAGGTGCTATCAATCTTTTAATTATTATTGGTGGTGTTGTAGGTGCTTTAGTCGGTTTCTTTAACATGGATGGCTAACAGAAAAACAAATATAGCTGGTTTAACGCAAGAATTAAGAGTACAGTTGCGTCTAGCTAACAATCCAAACATGATAGTATTCACACCTTTAGGTGGTAATGGACCAGTAGATATAGTAACATTAGACCTTACAACTGGAGAGTATCAAGGCTATGATGTTAAGTCTAAAAATTATAGAAAAAGAGATTACATAGGTAATGATGGTTATGAAAGAAAAAGAATCGGCAGCCTTATACATAGAGCCACAACTCCAGAACAAAAAAGACTAAAGGTCAAAATCATATATGAATAACGATAATTCAATAGACATTCTTAACGAATATAAAGATCAAGTTAGAATACTAAAGGGTCAAATTAATGAACTTGAAGATGCTGGTAAATCAAAAGACGCAGCTAATAAAAGATGTTTGCAAAAATTAGAATTTTGTACTAAAGACTTAGATGATGCTTTGTCTAAAATAGAAAAATTAGAGGAGAAGAAAAATGTGGATTAGTGCGATCAAATTAGCAGTTAATGCTGGTAGTCACATATATAAAAAGAAACAAGAAACTCGTATGAATATTGCTTCAGCACAAGCAGTTCATTCTGAAAAGATGGCAAATGGTGAATTGGAATACAAAGCGAAAGTTATTGAAAGTAATGATAATGGTTGGAAGGATGAGTTTGTCCTCATTCTCGTATCTATGCCTATGTTGTTATTGGTTTGGTCTGTGTTTTCTGACGATCCAGAGATTCGTACTAAACTAAATTTATTTTTTGAGTATTTTAAACAGCTTCCATACTGGTATCAAGCTATATTTATTGGTGTAGTTAGTGCTATTTATGGTTTAAAAGGTGCAGATATAATGAGGAAAAAATGAAACATATAGTATTATTTGTTTACCATTACTCTAGTAAACTAAACACTTGGTCATGGCAAAAGCTATGGGGAGATAGAGTTAAAGGATTAGGATATAAGAAGTGAGTAAAAATATAATGACAGCATCTGTTAGTCAGTATAATAAGAAAACAAGTTTATTATCACAACAAACAGGAAAAAATGGCAAGAGTAAAGTTCAACGTAGCAGATCAACCTCACGAAAGAATACCAAAAAAAACCTCTATAGGTAGAAGACCTAAGCTATCTTCTATGAATAAGTCTAAAAAACTTCATAAAGGTAAATCAAAAAATCGTGGACAAGGTAAGTAAGATACTGTAGAAACAAAAATAATAGAGAGGTTTTAATATGTTAGATAAAATTAAATCAAATGTTGTTCACTACTGGACAGATCACAAAGAAGTATCAATAATTATTGCTACATTATTAGTTATATTTATTATTTTATAGGAGCTATATGAATATAGCCGAGCTATTCAAAAAAAACTTTGTATTAATACCGGTTATAGCGTCTGTATTGTTTGGAACTTTTACTGGTGTAAAATATATAGTTGGCTTGACAGACACAATTAATAGATCAGAACAACATATTGTAAATCTTGAAAGAGATTTGAATGTTGCACAAAAAAGTTTAACAGATATAAATACAAGATTAGCTTCTGCTGAAGCAACATGGCAGATGGCAGAGAATTTATATAGAACTTTAGCCGATCAGGTACGAGAACATAGCTATGATATAAAGGATTTAAATAGGTAATGTATGGAGTGTCTCAGTATGAATTACAAATTTACAGCCATACTTATTTTAATGTTATCAATGCTAACTTTTTTTGCTGATCCCGCTTATCCTAAAAATGAATATTTAAACAATGGATATAATGCTTGTAACACAGGCTCGTTTGATGTTCGTATAGAAACAAGTGAACAAGAAAATGATTACAGACATTATAGTCCATCATCTAATTATGATAGTGACACCGATAGAGACGTATTAAGTTTTACTTACAGACATTATTTAGGTTCAGCTTGTACAAAAGAATTTAAAAAAACACAGCAAGAAAATATAGAATTAAAACAACAGTTAGAGTTAATGAAGATGTGTGGTAAAGTTAATAAAAATCCTACTTTAAAATACAATCCAAACTTTCATTTAATTGTTATGAAATGTTCTGGTATAGTAATTCCAGAAAATAAAACTCCTGAAGGTAGTCTTTGGGATGAATTAAAAGATGATTACAAAAAAGAAAACCCAGAGATTAAAATAATGGGAGATAAATTTATAGGATCAAGAAAAAAATTAATAATACCTAAAGACTTAACAGGAGAATTACCAGTACCTACACCATGAAAATATCACAAGACACACCAGTAAGTATGCCAATCAAGAATATGATTGGAATAATTTTTGCTATTGTTGCAGGTACGTTTGCCTACACAGAAATTACAGCAAGATTAACTAGCCTTGAAACATCAAGAGAATTAATGAACTCAGATTTATTAAAAAAATCTGAACAGACTACTGTGGATTCTGAGCAGTTTATGTTGTTAGAAGATTTGTATAAAACTACTGAAAAATTAGAAAAAAGAATAGAAGATATGATGCACAACAAAATTAATATAGAATTTGTAACTAAACAATTAGAAAAAGCATTAAATGATATTGAAAAAATAAAAGATAAAGTAAGACAAAATGGTAATGGTAGTCATGGTTGAAGTAGTTGTAGCATTATTGATGATTGTTAATGGTGAAATTCGTGAGCATAGAATACAAGAATCAATGTCACATTGTTTAAAGGGTAAAAGAATAGCCAACAGAGTTTATAATGCTAACGTAGAATATCAATGTATTAAATCTAAAGCAGAAACAGAAATTTATTTAGGTGAAAAATCTATTGTAAAACTTATACTAAAATGAAAGTAATTGTACTACTTATGGTAATGTGTAGCACAACACCCGGTACTAATTGTAAGGTTATTGATACTCCAGAAATACAATTTGAAGATATATACAACTGTACTGTTTATGGTTATAGTTATTCAGAAGAAATAATATCAGAATTAAGTCCAGAGTTTGTAAATAAATATGGTGCGTACACTAAATTTTATTGTGAAAGTAGAGAGACAGTATGAGTATAGATTATAGAGGTGAAAAATTTTCCGGTTATAATAAACCTAAGAACGACAGAACTAAAACTAAAAAGTTTTCTGTACTTGCTAAGTCTGGAGATACTATAAAACTTATTAGGTATGGTGATGCCAACATGACCATTGGTAAATCTGATCCAGCTAGAAGAAAATCATTTAGAGCTAGACATAAATGTGATACTAAAAAAAGTATACTAAGTGCAGGGTATTGGAGTTGCAAAAAATGGTAAATAAAATTTGGAATAAAGCTAAATCAGTAATGGCTGCGGGGTGGTGCAACGTGTGTCAAAAAGAAATGTTAAGTGATGCTGGTGGTTGGATTGTAAATGCAGAAAAAAAACACTTTTGCCATGACGGAAAAGATGGTAGTTGTTTTGATAAGTATATTAAAGAAAAACAATTAATGGCAGAAGATGCCACTTACGAAAAGGAATAATTATGCCGGGTTACCACACAAAAAAAGATGGATCAAAAGCTAAAAAAGGTTTGTATTATAATATGAATAAGAAAAAAGCTAGTAATACATCAAATACAAAAGCTAAGTCTACTGTAAGTGCTAAGTCTTACAAGTCTATGTTAGCTGGATTTAAGAGTTAATTTTTTATTCTTTTTTTCTAGTTGCCTAATGTAAGACCTAAGATCATCTATGGTATGTTCTTGATCTTCTATTTTTAATCTATATTTTAAATACCAATTAATACCTACAATATTTTTTTTATTTCTTGAAACTCTTGCCATATAGTTTGCTCCTCTGACCAATATCTTTTTTTATGATGCTTCATTCTTATTGAGTGTAAAACTGTGGTGTGATCTTGTTTAAAATACCTACCAATATTTGTTAAATTCATTTTGTATTTTTCTGATAACAAATTATGAATAATATTTCTTGCTCTAACAATATCCAATGTTTTCTTTTTACTTAACAATTCTACTTTTGATATTTCATATCTCTTACAAATATAATCTATAATATTATCTATAGTTGATCTTTGTGGTGAAGAGAAAGAAAACCCAGCTATTTTTAATAAGCTATATTTGTTTTTTTCTAAATGTTGTTTTGCTAATTTATAACCATTAACAAATGCGTTCTTGTATATTTTTTCTTCTCTTGAATTTAAATTTGAATATTGTCCTGCTCTCATTGCAAGTTTTATCTCATTAAAATTTGTATTTTTAGTCATAGAATCCCCTCACTTTCCCATTGTTTTTTTTATAATAAATTAATAACTAAGCTGTCATTAACTCTTCTCTACATCTAGCACACTCTAAATATAAGTTATAGCTTTCTGCTTTTAACCTATTAGTTCTCTGAACTGAAGCAATGTACAACTCACTCTTTTTCCTTTGCTTGTCCATCAGCCTTTGTAGACGATTTTTTGTTTCCGTCATCTTGCTCCTTTTTTACTGTTGTAAAATCAATTTTAATATTATCGATTTTTACTTCTACATTTGTTCCTTCATTGGAACTGTTCGCAGCCTTCTCAACTGAATCAAAATCTTCCTTTATAGTAAAACTACATTCTCCATTCTTGATTCTTGTGTATTCTGACATTATTTATCCTTTTTGGCAACCTCTTTTTTGTGTAGTTCAAATGCCATGTTATTGTATATACCCATATCGTGATAGTTATCAGCTTTATATCCTCTTGTTGATCTATAAAGTTTTAATGCCATCATAATATGACCTACTTGGTGTGGTTTAATTCTTTTTTTTAAATTGTTTGCTAACACTAAAGTAAACATTTCAGCTAACATAATAAAGTTATGTTGATAATCTCCATAATCTTTTTCACGATCAGCAATTATCTTTGCCTTAATATTTTTATCTAAATCTGCAATTTTGATTGTCATATTTTTTTTGTGTCCTAGAGAGGAAAACTAACGAAGGGAACTAAGAAAGAAAAAAACCCCTCTAAGACTATACAAATTCTTTTTTTAATTAAAACTTGTATTCTGGTTTATTACCAGAAATAGGTGCTTTTGGAAACCCCTTATTTTCTGCTGATTGTGGCACAGAGTTTGCTGAGTTAGGAGTTAATTTAAATTTAATTCCCCCAGTTAAATTACCTGCATCATCTTTTGTATTCCATCCTGCGGGGTTAAACCAAGTTTCCCCTATCTTTGTGCCAATAGTCCATTTTTTACCTTCTGGTGCATTGGGGTTTGCTGGTGCTACCCAATCCGGATGGTTGTCTGCTGACTTGTTTTCATTGGGTACTACATTTACCCATATTACTTCTTCATTCATATTATTTCCTTTTGTTATCTTCAACTATTGTTGAACATTATTTAATTGTAACTCACGAGTTTCAGCAATGTCGGTGACTTGCCTATAAGATCGCAAATTGTTTTTAAGTAAAAAATGAACGCTATCTCTATGCTTATTTTTTGCAAAACCTAATTCTTTTAAGTTTTTAGCATTTTTAAGTTCATCTTTTATTTGTTCTACATCCACAGTTTCATCCATGTATGTAGGCTCTGCAGATTTCTCCACAGAATTTTGTTTAAATGGTTTAGCTGTAAAACCATCATCATCTTTTATTCCTGTTTTAAGATTTAAAAGATTTAAGAACGCATACTTTCTTGAGTATGACATAGCTTGACCCGTACCAAATTTATCAAGACCAGCCATTGCCGAACAACCATCAACAAGTATAAAAATTGTTGGATCATCAATGTCATATACTTTCATAGTACACACAACCATCACTAGGTTTTTTGCATCTACTATTTCAGTTAAGTAATTACAAGTTGCGTACAATCCATTATCTAGTAATGCTTGAACAGCCACGTTTTGCGTTTCATCATGCTCCAATGGATGAAAGTGCATACCACTTACTTTGTTTCCTTTTTTAACACCCTTAGCGTCTAAACACGCTTGATGTAATTTTTGATATATATTCTTTTTCATATTTTCCCTTTTGTTATTGTTGTTATTAAAATGGTAATAAACCCCATACTTTTTGTGCGTAAATAAAAGTATAAGTTCCCACTACTTTTGCTTTATATACTAACCAAGATGCTGTGTGTAACATAGTTCTCCTTTGTTTTATTGTTGATTGTTATTTTACTCATGTTTTCATTCCCCATAGTTTATTTATTAATTGTAACTGTACATCTGCCAAATCTTTATAATAAAATGGATGATTCAAATCTGGTGGTTCACACATCATTGCAAGTTCTTGTAAATTACCCTTGCAAAACATAATCATCTTTTCCCAGAAAAGTATCTTCTCACACATTTTAAAGTAAAGGTGTTCCAGATGGTCTTTCTTCATTAGTTCATGTGATTGGTCAAAGATAATATGTTCTTTGTCATTCGCATAAACTAAATAAGGTATTTTCTTAGTACAAAAAAAGTAGAAAGCTGTCTGAGTTAAATTATCAAACGTAGGCTCAGTAGGTAATGGTTGCGTACTCATTTTCCATTCCTCTTTGTTTTTAATTTTTCTAATGTTAGGTGGCTTAGTTTTTAATTCTATAAATTTAGTTTTACTTTCATAATCTATACGACCAATGATAGGTTTTATCATTGTCATTTCTTTGTGTTCAACATATCTTTCGCAAACTATTTTTTCTTTACCCATAATATCTTGAACAACTTTTTTAGTAACACCAATACAATCGTGAGCATAGCTAATCATTTCCTCTCTGGCAAATTCATCTTTTGCATCCACCGGTGGTTTATCTTTTATAAATTTTAATTCTTTATCAAAATTTAATTTATAATCTCTATCCCATTCAGTTTCTTTTATTGTTTTTGATTTGTGAATAACATCTGCAATTTGACTTTGTGCAGTATTATTAACTAAGTTTCCAAACGTAGGTTTATATCTAAAAGCAAACGTTCTTCTAACTTCTTGTGGAAAAGAATAACCTATAATGTTTTTAGAAAATGGAGAACTTGTAGAGGAATAAGACCAATGCTGTAATCCTTTACCACCATTATAAAATGCAAACGCTTCTTCTATTAATTGTTCTTGTGTTTTAATCATTTAGTTCCTTTTTTTTATACACTTATAAACTAATAAAACTTGTTGTCAAATTAAATATATAATATATACCTCTAAAATAGATCAATTAACAAAGGAATTATGACACTTGAACAATATAGAAAAGATAAGAAACTATCTTATTATGTCTTTGGACAAATGCTAGGACTTCATGGACAAAATCCCGGAACAAGCGTGAATAGGTGGTGTTTAACTGCTAGGGTTAAAAGGTTTCCTAACCCAGCAATGGTTAAAAAAATACTTGAGATAACTAAAAATAAAGTAACCATAAAGGATTTATATGAAGCGTGGTACGAAACTGAAAATTAAAAAAACAAAACATTTGAGTAGAGATATATCTACTTATCCTTTTGTAGAAGTTAGATGGGTTGATATAGAGGGAGATGATGGTTGGAGTACATTAGATATATTAGCTAAAGAAAAATTGCCTGTTGCAGTATCTAAAGGTTATTTATTTAGTCAAGAAAAAGGTGTGACTAGATTGTTTAGAGATTATATTGAGCATAAAGAAAAATCTATCATGGAAGATATAGGTAGCACAGTTATAATACCTACATCTGTAATAGTATCAATTAAAAAAATTAAATTAAATTAATGAAATGTTTTTTTTGCAACACCGAAGTTAGATGGAATTGTGATTATGATTCAGAAGATGTAAATCCAGATTCAGAATACACAATTACAAGTATGTATGAGTGCGATAATTGTAAGGCTTGGTACGAAGTATCTACTGATAAAAAGGAGACTAAATGACAAACGCTGGTATGTTTGAAGATGCTGATAAAATAGAGAAATTAGAAAAAACTATTGACACTCTTGAAACACAAAATGATATTAAAGATTATCATATTAATAAATTAAAAGAAGAGATAAAAGAATTAAAAGAAGCATTAGAAAAAACAGAATAGGGAACAATGCGACACGCTAAATACTTTGATAAGGATTTGTATTCTAAATTCCATAGAAAATATGATGGGATTGCTATGATTGATATTGATTCTGTGGAGATATGTCAGAATAAAGGTTGTTGGAAAGTCTTAGCTGTGATTGAGCATTTATACGACACCAACTCCGATAAAAAGAAATACACCAACATAGTAGAAGAGATTGGTAAATCTTTAAATGTGCCTGTTTTTTTGGTCTATTACAAAGAAGCGACCACCGACACCCTATCGTTCCGAGTTAGCCAACTACACCCTATTAGAACTCCATTAAACACCCATTGCGAAGCCGAGTGGGTAGATGTTTTAAGGTCAATCCACTCCAAACATGAAAAGGTCTGTACCCATGCAAAATAGCCGAGCCTTTTTACATATTAATTATAAATTGTATGGACACTTAGACAAGTTATCTGGGGTAAAAAAATCCCATGCACTAAATTGCTATTTATCTTTAATGAAACACGCTTGGAAAAAAAATAATTATGAGTGTGGACTTAGATATTCTACTGTTGCTAAAGACACCAAACTATCTCGTATTACTGTGCGGAGAACCTTAGATACTTTAGAAAAATTAAATATTATATCTACTGTGCGAGGTAGGTCTGGTAAATCTTATAAAGTTAATCAATTATTTATCAAATCAGAATCAGATGGATCTAAATTATACATTGATAATAATAAAATGTATAAAAAAGATCACTCATATGTGAAAAAAAGATCAGTATTAGTAGAAGACATAAGTACAATAGATAAGGGAAATAAAATAAATAAAATAATAAGTGATTACAGAGGAGATAAAGAAAACATAATAGACAATTTAGCGAAGCTCCCCCCCGAACTCCTTAGTGAAGATACTAAGAATCCATTCTATGTTAAGTTAGCTTTAAAAAGAAAAGAGGAAATTGCTGCTGCCGAGAATACTAAGTATGTCCACCCACAAAAAGTAATAAATGAGCTGACTAAGATTAAGAAACAATCCAATGTTAGATACAGACAAAAAGTTGAGTACAATAAAAGAAACAATTTAGATTACAAAGGTAGACCCAAAAATGACAAATAAAGATAAGCTAATATTTAGACTAAAAACTTTAATACTAAAATGTAGATCACGAGGTAAATTTAAACTAGCTATAAAACTAAAAAATAAGTTAGATAATCTTTAATGGCTGGTAGACCAAAGAGTAAAGTATTTTGTCAATCACTCAGACGTGATGGTAAACCT